TCCATTTTACTCATACTGGTCTATTAATGATTTGAGCCTTCTTATCTTTTCCTTAAAACAAACACCACAGTTTGTTGGCTTATCTGCTGTGTTGAATATCCTGTTGTATATATCCAGTAAGTTGTTTTGCTGTTCAGGGGTAACCTTGTTTGTGTTTAAGGACAGGAAGTTTTTTACATAATCATACTCGTCCTCTAAAAAGCAGTTGGGTTTATTGTAAGGGTACATCTTGTTCATTTTTTCCTTACGCTTATCACAGCCACAGTCCTGACCAAGTGCATCAAAAACTTTATCTACAACTGATTTAATTCCTGTAGCTTTAGTAATTTTTTCTACAGTATCTCCAAGACCAGTTGCTGAGTTCTCAAATTTAGCAACCCACTCTTTATAGCGTCTTGTTCTTTTATCTTTAGGTTTTGGTGGTATTTTATTCATTGTTTTTCTTTTTAATTAAGTGAAAATCTCCGTTTATATAATCCTGGAAATCTTCTACAAACTTAGTGTTTAATATTTGTTTATAGTTCTTGCAACTGTTAAAAATAGAAGTTACAGAAATATGAGAATCTTTTGATAGCTTTCTCATACTTATATCTGACTCATAGTATATCTTAAATAGCTTTTTATCATACCAGCTATCCCAACTATCAACCTCTTTTTTAATATTATCAACGATAAGCTCTTCTGCTTTCTGCTTTTTAAGTTCAGATTGAAAGTCGTTAGCTTCTACTATTTCATAAACGATGTCAATATCATCTAACCTTAAAACATTGTGTCTTGACTTTTCTTTCAAATAACTATTCCATAGATTTTTTAGGGTTACATACACATAGAACTTGTTTATATCTGTCTCATTATACATAATCTTCTCTGGGTCTTTGATATATTTATCAAGACGAAGATACATTTCGTGAATGAAATCTTCAACAAGGTCTCTTGGTATTCCCAAAGAAAGACCCATCGCTATCCAAAGATTATGATATTTTGACAGAAGCTCCATCATCTAAAAAGAAATATGTGCATAAATAAAAACCCCAAACTAAACCTAATTAGGTCTGCTTTAGAATCGTGTTCATCAATGGGTATGTCTTCGACATAATCAATCCCTAGCTGAAATCCTTTTATAAACTCAAATTGTATATTCATATTGTTAAAATTCAAATTGTACTTTTATTTTATCTTGTTCTCCATAGACCTTTTTCATATTATTGATAACCACAATATTTTGGTCTTGTTCGTAAACCAATCCCTCTAAGGAATCAAAAAACGCCTTGTTTAGATTGTCCTGCAAGTCTGGTTTAGTTGTCTTGTAAACCGACTCTAATCTTTTTCGTTTGCTAAAGCTCTTTGGGTATGCAAATATATATTCTATATAATTTACAAATATAACAGAACCTGCACCTACTATGTTGAAGTTCTCAGGAAGCTGCTTTTTAACCAAGTCTTTAACGCAGTTTTGATAGTCAGTAACCTTTTTAGGTTTATACCTTCTTCCGTTTCTTGCAAATCTAAAAGACTGGTGAGCCTGTGGCTTTATGTTTAATTCAAAAGACAATCTCATCAGAAGGGAAAATTACTTAGTTCATCTTTTATGTCTTTTAATATAACAGGCAAACCCTGTCTTACTTCAAAGCAAAAACTCTCAAAGGGAAACCCCCTGCTTCTTCTACACCTAACAACAACAACGTCTTTATTGTCGTCCCTAACAGCTACACTAATTTGAGTTTCTGTTTTCTTTTCCAAGAACGAACCCAAATGTCCTGTTGCTTTATTGTTATAAAAATTAGAATGAATAACAGTTATTATATGTATATGGTAATCTAAGGTCCATTTCATTAAATAATGAATAACCTTGTTAGACTTTTCTAAATCGTTTATGTCATTTAAAAGGTCTGCCACGCCATCTATTATAATAAGACCCAGATTGTCAACCTGCTTTAAATGCCAATCAATAAATTCTAATCTTTCTTCAGGAGAGAATTGTCTTAATGCGTAGGTGTGATAGTCTGAAGCGTCCTTACACATTCGATGCACTCTGTTGAATGTCTTTTGTGCGTGATACCTAGACTGCTCTGTATCATAGTGAATTACCTTTTTGTTTCCCCTAAATCCCTTTATATCCTTTACATACGTTTCGTGAGAACCCATATAAGCCGAAGCCAACAAAGACACTAAAAATGTTTTTTTACTTTTTGGACCAGCCGATATAAAACTAAAATTACCATATGTTCCTATTGGGATAGGTTCGTTAGATTGGGTGGTTCCTTTTGATAATGCTGCTGGGGGTTCTTTTATTATTTCGTTTGAATCAACGTGGCTCTCTTTTAATATTCTACTGAACCTTTTGTCTTGGTTTGTTTTCTGCTTTGCCATTATCTGTTCCATCAATAATATTGTTTACCTCTTTTTTTATATATTTAGAGAATGTCCCTTTGTTTTTTATCTCATTTTTATTTAAAACGTTTATTTCAAAAACACCCACGTCAAGCAAATCATAAAAACAATCTTCGTCACTGTTGAATATTTTGTTGAGTTCATACAAGATAAACCAATATACAAAAAAAGGACTAACTTTTTTTATTTTGTATTGCCTTGTTGTAAACATTTTGTAAGCAAACCAAGATGACAGCCTTTTGAGTTTATTCTCCTTGTCTTCTAGTTTCCTTATCTCCTCTACTATGTTTAAGAAATCATTTGTTATTTTTCTCTCTGCTTCACTTTTAATTAGGTGGTTGTATATGTTATTAAGTTTATCTTCCATAATAAAAAAAGGGTAAGCTACTTGTCTCGGTTTCACTTACCCTTTTCGAATTTAAAACAAAATATATAATAAACACAGATATTAGAACGGCAATTCCTCGTCAACGTCAACCTTTTGAGTTGATTCAGATTGTTTTTGTCTTTCGGCAACAGATATTTTACCATCCGTCCAATAAACTTTTCCGTTCCCAATATATTTCTTTGGAACTTTCTGTTCTCTTTCTTCTTTAGATTGTTCTTCATACATCGAAACATTTTGTCCGTAGTCATTTGTAAAATCAGAGATGGATATTGTATAGTCTTTATACTTACCATCTTTTCCTTTTATTCCTATTGTTGCTAATGCACTCATATTTTTAATTGTTATTTAATAGTTCGTTCTCTACAGCTAAAGAAACTTTATATTTCTTTTTCACTGTTTCTATGTCCCCACCTTTTTCTAAATACTTTGCTACTTTAGCAAAATTGTCAGAGTCGGTTTCTAAAAGCAATCTATCATCGATTCTTTTTTTTTGCACTTTATTGTGTGTGTTTGTTGCATCAGAATCCTTTGTGTCATCCAATAAAAATAAATCACCTAAAGCATACTTTTTAGCATAAGAAGATGCAGCTCCTGTTCTTTGAGGGTCTTGCATACCTTTTGCATTAAAGTCAATTATAGCTTGTGCTGTTGATTCTACTTGTGTATCAACATCCTCACAGTCTATTAGTTTAGCAGTTGATTCTACATAAACTTTTCCTGCAAGTTCTTTAAGACTATCAGTTATCTTTAAAACCACATTATACTTTTTAGTAAGAGGTTTAACAGATTCTAATATGTCTTCTGCACTTCTATATTTGTAATTACCAAATTTGTTAAATTGATTTTTAGGAGCTTTAAGCTCCATTTGTATTGATAATAATTTTTGTACTATATTCATAATTGTATAATTTACACAAATATAGTAATTAATATTTAATAAACAAATTTATTTTTTCAATATAGCCAAATTGCTTGTGGTTTTTGGTCATCATTATCAACGTGAATAAACGTCTTTGCTATGCCAAATCTTTGAAAACCAACCATTGATAATGCTTCGATTATCTTTAGCCTTTTTCTAGTGTCAGTACAATGAATGTCTGCTGCCCTTCCAATTAAATGGGAGCTGGTTGACATACCTCCAACCTTTCTGTTGTGAGCTGGAGTTCTGTACCCTGAATTTATCTTAAACTGTATTCCTGCAATATCTCTTGCCTCGTCTATACAACCCATAAACTCTCTATCCATATACTTTTCTCCACTTCCTGGAGAGTCAGGAGAGTCAAATTCTTCGAATGTAAAATACTTTAATTCCATTTTTTTATTATATTTGTGTTAACGTAGCCGTAAATCTACGAAAAAAATTACTAAACTTCAATAGGAATGTTGTTGGAACAGCTAATTGAAATTTTGTTTTTCATAGGGGACTTTTTCTTTTCTTTCTTTTTGGTTACTTTTTCTTTCTTTTCTTTTACTTAAACTTATAGTTATTATAATACTTAGAGTTAACATTGTCCATACTGAGTCTAATACTCTGTTGAGTTCCATTATTAGGAAATATAAAAAATCCATCATAAATATCAACATATATAGCAAAGTAATCTACTTTATCTTTTGGATATATACCGTGAAATGTTACTTGCACCGTACTTCTATTTTTCGCTATATCCTTACCAGTTGATTTTACCTGTATCTTTAAAAGCCTACCCTTAAAATCAATGATACAATCATAAATTGAAGAGTGCAGCAAAGGAAAAGAAACTTCAATTCCTCTTTTGATACACTCGGTTGCAAAATTATACTCTGCAATACATCCTCTATGATTTATGTCCATAGAACAATTCTCTATCTCTTTTTTAGCTTTTTCATCATATCAACATAAACCTTATACTCATCAATAGCCTTATACACACCCATACAACCCTCATAGTTCTCTTTTTCCTCAAACCCCCTAACAATAGGTCTTAAAGTGTTTATTTTTTTTCCACCAATAAAGTGCCTCCAAGCTAAAGTATAACCATAAATGACATCTTTATTCTTTAACATTTCTTTTTTATCTTATTTCCTCTCGCTTGTTTATAACCATTTAACATAAACCTTCTAACTCTCTTTTCAATTCTTGTCTTTTTAAATAACCTTGACTTTTTCATATACACTGTTAAATTATCGTTTTTTTAATTTATATTCTGTCTATAACCTCTATGACCCTTCTTTCTTCTTCTAACTCTTTGTTTAGTCTTGTAGAAGATTAATTCATTTTCATCTACAGGAATAAATTTAATCTTATTTTCTTTTACCTTGTCCACGATATTTCTTCTTATAACCATTCTGACTCCTTGATGCGTTTTTAGAGTGAACTCCTGGTCTTTTCTTTGGTCTTGGTCTTACATAAACATAGACCTTTGGTCTTTTAACTCTTGGCACTACTTTCTTGTCTTCTCAAAACTCCTGCCTCCAAAATATGCTCCTATTATCAAAAGCAAAATCTGATTTATATTGTCAAGTTCATACTCAAGAAAAAAACCTGCCGTATAAACAAGTGTAATAAAAATTAAAGTAAGTGGACGCACATTAGAACTTAACCAACTACCACTATTAGCATCTGCTTCCCATCTTCTAGTAACTGCCTCCATTTCTGCAATATCCATTTCAAGCAGTTTTAACGCCTGTTCTTTATCAACTGGAGGTAGGGTATTGTCTTTTACTAAAATGTTCTTAACAACGCCTAAAATGCCCTTATCTGGGACAACGTCAAGTAAATTGTCCACAATTCCTGTTTTTGACAAGAATTGACCTACTTTTGTTTCCCTAAACTTCTTTTTATTCTTGCTCATTTCTTTTTCATATGTTTTATTAAATGTGGGTACCTCTCATACAAAGAATCTTCGATTATTTTTAATATCTTTTTTATAGTTTTCATATTAAAAAAAACCCTCTATGTTTAAGAAGGTACTGCGTTTAATAATTACTTGATTTTTAGCTTTCCCATTAGCCTATTCCACTTTGAAATAAACCAACTGTTGAGTTGACTAAATTTGTTTGCTAACCACGTAAATATTCTTACCATAATTATTTTCTTTTATCTATTATTTCTAAAATTTTATATCCTGTATAAATTATTGTCATAATTAAAAGCACGACTTGAAGCATAGTGCTTATATCAGCAAGTGATATTGCAATAACTAATACTCCCAAAATGCTCGGCTCAAAATTGTTCATTTTTATACACCCTTACCAATGAATCTAGTTCACTTATAGTGATGTTTAGTTTTAAGGTTAATCCTGCTTCTTTTTTCCATACCAAACTTTGGTCCTTATAAATAAGAATCGCAGGGACAGATTTTATTGCTTTTTGGAACTTAATTGATTGGTCCTCTAATACTGCATATTGAATTTTAGCACCTTTAACACCTTTAATTTGCATATCATTATGCTGATTCCACTTTGCATTTACTTGCAGTATAGTGATGTCTTGGGAATATACAAGTCCACTAAACATCAGAAACAATGATAATATTAAGTTTCTCATTTCTTGATTATTTCATAAAGTTTCTCATCAATCTTATCAAGTTTATCTGAATTTTCTTCCACTTTAGTCTGTGTTGACATAATTGTCTCACGAATCAGTTGGTCCTTCAAATCATACTCTGTTCTTGAAACCTCTGGCTCTGGTAATTCCTTTGCTAAATTTATGTCGTTTTGAAGTGCAAACCACATTCCTACAAGGGTAAAAATTCCAACAGCTATCATAATTAAATTCTCTACTGATATATTTACCTTTTTCTTTTTTATGTTATCTAAATCTAAATCTGCCATAATTTTACCATTTATTTAAAGGACACATTGCCTCTTTTACTTTTGTTTTTGCTATAAGAACACAACCACAACCTGTAGTTATCTGCCCTGTTCTTAAATTTTTACCACTTTTTGTAGTAGAACACATAACACCACTTCTTAATAAACATTTGTTACACACTTCTAATCTTTCTATTGACATTTTTTCAATATCTTCTTCGAGAACCCCAATTTCTTGCTTAATAACATTTCCCCAACCTTTTACTATTTGAAATATCTTGCTCATAGCTTTATTTTTTAACAAGAAGGACAAGCCCTTGTATGACTGTATGTTACATCGGTGTAACCAGATGCTGTATATTTAGCATAACCAGTCCTACTATTACCACAAGTTGAATTATCAGTACAACAAGTTCTAAACATTTGATTTCCTGTGCTTTGCCAAGAACTACTTGTATTTGTGCTATATGTGGTTATACAATTAGGATAACTGGAACTACAATTAGTAAAATTACTATCCCCATAAAATTCAATAACCATACTTGTAGTTGAGTTTAAATAAGAAACCCCAAGACCACCAATAAAGTTGTTATTAGGACAATAGTTTGGACCTGCCCAGTCTCCTGATGTAAATAGACTTCCGTGTGTAACAGGTACATAAGCTGGTGGAGTTGTTATTTGACCTAAAGAATAACTCTGTTCTCCTGCTTCATTAGTTGCATATATCCAAACATAATAAGATGTATTATTACTAAAGCCACCTTGTGTCGGGTATTTCCAAGAATATACACCCCAACTTGAACCTTTACTATATTTAGTTGCACTTCCTATACTTGAGCTTGTTCCAACATAAATACCATAATCAGAAATAGTACCACCCCCAGCATCATTTAAAAGACCTCTTGCACCTATATCTCCACTTGGGTTATTTGTCGATATTGCAGTATTTACTATTACAGGTAAAGTAACATTTGAATATCCATAAAAATCACTCATCTTATCAGGTGCATCAAAACCTGCATCATCTGATAATGTTCCTAAAGAAACATTTGTATCAGTATCATTACCATTTATCTCTTGGTTAATGTCTGCCCTTAATTTTAATTCTCCTGAACCTGGTACTGGCATAATTTAATTATTTTAACAATTCTCTAATTCGCTTAATTCTTCTTGTAATTTTAAAGAGTCATAACATTGCGACCAAATATTTGTGTCGTGGTCGTAATTTAGTAACTGTTGACTATTAAAAAATAAAAAGTTTTCATTATTTTCATCTCTAACTTCTTTGCTTTCATAACCTGCATAATGATAATGTAAATGTTCTATTTTTTCGCCATTTATTGTTAATGTATGAACTTGAATAGATTTTATATATAAATAAACATTTTCAAAATCTTCGGTTCTTGTTTCTTGTTTAGGGTTTACCACAGTTTCTTGTGTGCCATCTGGATATGTTACTAAAGATTCTTCAGTTTCTGTTTCACTTTGTTCAACAAAAGTCCAAGTTATATTTCCTGTTAAAGCCATAATTACTGTTTTTTACAATTTTCAACATCACACTGACATTTATCTAACCTGTCAGATAATTCTTTTACTGATTCAACCAACATAGCAATTACACCATTGTAATCTACTGTCTTATATGTTTGAGAACCATCTAAACTTGTTTTGTCTTTTACAACCTCTGGTAATACTTTTTCTAAATCTTGTGCTATAATACCTGCCGAAGTTTTACCATTCTTTTTATATTCAAATGTTACACCTTTGATTTGCTTTAATTTGTCAATAGCATTATCAATAGTTTGAACATTGTCCTTTAATTTCTCATCTGATGGAACTGTTGTAGAATAAGCAATTACATCTCCCTCTGTGTGTAAATCTCCATCTGCCTCTAATCTCATTTCCTCTGCATTACCTACGTGAAAACTAATTTGGTCATCAGTTCCAAAATCAATCCAATCTCCACTTGCATCTCTACCAATTTTTAATGATGTGTTGTAAATAGAAGTAACTGTTGTTAAAGCAGCATCTAAATCAAATTCTAAAGTATTTAAAGTAATTCCATCACCTGCTGTATATGTATTACCTGCTGAACCCCAAGAGAAAGTTCCATCACCATCTGATAATAATGCTTGTCCTACACTTCCGTCTCCTGATACATCTAACTCATCAGCACCCACAGAATTATCTACTATCTCTGCTGCACCAACAGAATCGTCTGCCATCATTGCATTTTCAACAGCATCATTAGCTATTGTTACTGCTCCTGCTGACATTGTTACATCTCCACTAATGGATAGTGTAGTTCCATTACCAAGTAATGTATATAACTCATTAAAATTTGAGTTTGTTGATTGCATAGCAGTTCTTAATGGGTCTCCTGTTCCATCATTTGCTGAACTTCCTACGTCTATTGCTGTTTTTGCCATAATCTATTTTTTTTTGTTTTTAATAATATGTTTGGTCTGCCGTTATATATGTATCATCTACTCTTTCTTTTGTTGTGTCAACCCTTAACCAAGAACCATCTGCATCAAAAGGATAAATTGAACCCC